GAAAACTAAAAAATTAAAATGAAGTTCGACTTTGTTTATTTAGGTCAGACGGTCTTAAAATACCAGGTCCCTTTAGAAATATTTGTAGGTCTTAATGAAATCTACGAAAGACAAAAGAAACAATTACCTAAAGCTAATAAACAGTTAGTGGGTAAGATACAAGACGAAGTATCTTTATTTTATTCAGGCCCTGATAACGATAAGATTCATCAGCATTGTTTCTTACCTGATGACATATTAAAATGGTTTCATAGTATCTTTGATCATTACACAGATTGGAACAAGATAGGTCCAACACAAAAATCAATAAATTCTGTTTGGGTTAATGAAATGAAAGCACATGAATATAATCCTGTGCACATACACCAAGGTAAACTGTTTACAGGTTTATCTTCTGTTATGATTTTAAAATTACCTAAAGAAACAGGTGTGGAATATTCTGCTGAGGACAAACCTATGAATGGAAGATTACAAATTATAGGTGCAGCTAACGGACAATTCTCTAAAACAGATTATTCACCTAACATGAAGATAGGAGACTTTTATGTTTTTCCGTATGATATGAGACACTGCGTTTATCCATTTAACGGGACGAAAGAAACAAGAAGAACATTAGTTTGTAATGTTGATGTTGATTACAATCCTGTATCTTCTAGAACTGGATCGGGGCAAAACGAATGATACCACGAATGCCGAGATGGCAATCTTATGTTGCCACAACTACACAACCTATTTTTACACCTGAACAGTGTAAGATGATTATTGATGCTGGTCATCAATGTGCACCTGAACAAGCTAAAGTGGGTGGTGGTAAAGACGGTCAATACGATACCAAGAAACGAGTAACGACTATATCTTGGATACCTTTTGATAAATTACCACAGATGTACAAAATTATTGAGAATCAATTATCTATTGTAAATTTAAATCATTTTTATTTTGATGGTGTAAAACTAACAGAACCTGCACAGTTTACAGTCTATCCTAAAAAAGGTTTTTATGATTGGCACATGGATCTAAATGCTTTTGGTCAAGAAGGTCAGAATCCAATTAGAAAAATATCTATGACGTGTTTACTGTCAGATCCATCAGAGTTTACAGGCGGAGATCTTTTATTTTCAGAGATGGGTGATAGTAAACCTCTGCCCTTGAAACAAGGACAAGCCATATTCTTTGCATCATTCTTAAGACACAAGGTTGCACCCGTTAAAAAAGGTGTGAGAAAATCTTTAGTGATGTGGTTTGGAGGACCACCATTTAAATGAGCCAACTGAAAAGAAAGATATTATTTCCAACTGCTGTTTATTTTAAAGATATACCTAACGCTAAAGAACTTAATAAATATTTATTTAAGGAAATAAAAAAGTGGCGTAAAGCAGATCCAGAAGGTGAGAAGAAAACAAACTCTGGTTTTGGCTGGCATAGCAAAACAGATATGGATAAACGAAAAGAATACAAACCTCTTATTGATGAATTATTTAAAATGGCTTACGAGTGTAATCAAGATTTTGGTGTTGAAGGTAAACTAGGACTTGGTAATATGTGGGCTAATATCAATCCAACTTACAGTTATAATAAAACACATACCCACCCTAACTCTATGTGGTCAGGTGTATATTATATCAAAGTACCAAAGAACTCAGGCAAACTATTTTTAGAGGATCCTAGACCAGGACCAAATACACATATGCCTAGAAGAGTTGAAAATCTACCTGAACAATTATGGAGGGTGTGTGCCTATGAACCAGTAGAAGGTAGAATGATCTTTTTTCCATCTTGGCTTCCTCATGGTGTTGATATAAATATGAATACAGACAAAGGTGAAAAGAACTGGAGAATATCTGTATCTTATAATTTTATACAAATATGAGTTTTAAAAAAAATAAATATCAAGTTATTCGTGGTGCTATATCAAAAGAGATAGCAGACATAGCCTATAGGTATTTACAAATATCAGCTGAAGCAGATCACTGGATGTTAAACAATGGCGTGACTCATGCAGGCAACAAGCTTGTAGGCAATTTTAATGACCCACAAGTTCCAAACTCTTACGCTAAATATGGTGATAGATTAATGGAAACACTTTTAGTTAAAACTATAGACGTGATGCAAAAGAAAACAGGACTTAAATTAGTCCCTACGTATTCTTACACAAGGCTTTATAGAAAAGGTAATATCTTACGAAGACACAAAGATAGACCTAGCTGTGAGATATCGACTACCCTAAATCTAGGTGGAGATAACTGGCCCATATTTATCGATCCTACGGGGTCTGACAACGTCATAGACGAGTTTAAGGAGATACATAAGACTGGTGCACCCAAGGGTATAAAAGTGGACTTAAAACCAGGAGATATGCTTATTTACTCTGGTTGTGAATTAGAGCACTGGAGAGAGCCTTTTGAAGGCCAATTATGTGGTCAAGTATTCCTACACTATAATCATGCAGATGGGCAGTTTGCAAAAAGCAATTTGTATGATAAAAGACCTATGCTAGGAATAGTCAAATAACGTTGAATATCGACGCGATCTATTATAATCTGGAGGTCTATGGCGTTACAAAAAGTACAATTTTTACCTGGATTCAATAAACAACTAACTGCAACCCAAGCTGAGGGTCAGTGGGTGGATGGCGATAACGTTAGGTTTAGATACTCTACACCAGAAAAAATAGGTGGTTGGTCACAGTTAGGTGAGAATAAATTAACTGGTGCAGCTAGAGCCATGCATCATATTGTTAATAAATCAGGTAATAAGTTTTCGATCATAGGAACTAACAGAATTTTATACGCGTACACAGGAGGTGTGTTTTATGACATACACCCGATTCGAGCGACAAACACCCTTACAAATGCTTTTACAACAACTAATGGATCCGCAGTTGTTACTATAACTTTTTCAAGTGACCATAATCTTCAAGCTGGAGATATTATTTTATTAGATAATTTTAGCACCATTACGAATTCAAATTTTGGTGCCTCTGACTTTGACGATAATAAATTCATGGTAACTTCTGTTTCATCTTCAACGAGTATTACCATTACCATGTCTACAACAGAGGGCGGTTCCGGTGGATCTGCTTCTGGAGGTATCAGAGTACAATCTTATTACAGTGTCGGACCTGCAGGACAGCTTCCTGGATTTGGTTGGAGTTTAGGACAGTGGGGTGGTACAGTATCAGGAGAGGCACAGACAAGTTTGAATGGAGGCATAAACGCTTCTACAACAACAATCGTTTTAACTGACGCTTCTTTGTTTCCATCATCAGGAACAAGTTTTATTCAAATAGGAAATGAAGAAATTTCTTACACAGGTATATCAGGTAATACTTTAACGGGCGTAACAAGAGGAGTTAGAAATACAACAGCAGCTTCTCACTCTAACGCAGACACTGTGATTAATTCTACTGACTACGTAGCGTGGGGCGAGGCAGCATCTGGTGACTTAGTTGTTGACCCAGGTATGTGGTCAATAGATAACTTTGGTGATAAAATTATAGCTCTAATACATAATGGACAAGTATTTGAATGGGACTCAAATGCATCTGGTGCTACATCAACAAGAGCTACAATTATTTCAGGCGCGCCAACAGCGTCGAGAGACATGATTGTATCTACACCTGATAGACACTTAGTATTTTTTGGAACAGAAACAACAATAGGAGATCAGTCTACACAAGATCAAATGTTTATTAGATTCTCTAACCAAGAGGATATTAATACTTACACACCTACAGCGACTAACACAGCAGGCACACAAAGACTTGCGGATGGTTCTAGAATTGTAGGAGCTGTTAGAGGTAGAGATGCAATCTATGTTTGGACTGATACTGCATTATTCACAATGCGTTTTATTGGTCCGCCTTTTACTTTTGGTTTTACACAAGTAGGTACCAACTGTGGATTAATAGGACAGAATGCAGCCGTTGAAGTTGATGGTGCTGCATATTGGTTTTCAGAGAATGGATTTTTTAAATATGCTGGTGCTCTTCAAACATTACCATGTTTAGTAGAAGATTTTGTTTATAATAATTTAAACACAACAGCTTCACAATTAATTAACGCTGGATTAAATAATTTGTTTGGAGAAATAACTTGGTTTTATTGCACAGAAAACTCTACGGTCGTAGACAGATGTGTAACTTATAATTATCAGGAGTCTTCTCCAGATAGACCAATATGGACAACCGGAACATTAGATAGAACAACATGGCAAGACTCTTCTGTATTTGGTAAACCACATGCCACAGACTATGACTCTGATTCAAATGCATCTTATGATGTTGTTGGTAATACAGATGGCTGCACAATATATTACGAACACGAAACTGGCACAGATCAAGTTACATCAACTGCAGTAACAGCGGTAACTGCAAACATACAATCTGGAGACTTTGATATAAGTCAAGGTGGAGACGGTGAGTTCTTTGCAAAGATAAGAAGATTTATACCTGACTTTTTATCTCAAACAGGTAATACACAGGTAACATTAAATTTAAGAAACTTTTCTAATAGTAGCCAAGCAAGCTCACCACTTGGTCCATTTACAGTTACATCGTCTACAACTAAAGTAGATACACGAGCTAGAGCAAGGGCTGTATCATTAAAAATAGCAAATACAGGATCATCGCAGAACTGGAAACTTGGCGGGTTTAGATTAGATATACAACCAGACGGAAGAAGATAATGGCAAAGATAGTACAAATATTAACAAGACCGTCACCCACATATAGACAAGACGTGGCTGATGCACAGGTAAGAGACCTTGATGCAATAGTGCAAAAATTAAACACAACGTATCAACAAGAATTAAAGGATGAAGTAGATGCACAAAACTTCTTTTTAAATTAATGGCTAACAGTTTTAAAAATAAAAAAGTAGACTTAACTACGACAGATCTTACAACGTTGTACACAGTGCCAACTGCAACAACAACAGTTGTAAAATCAATATTAGTTTCTGAAGATGCTGGATCAGGAGCCAATATAACAGTGACGTTGGTAGACTCATCGTCAAATATATTTAGTTTATTTAAAACAAAAGCTATATCCTCTAATACAACGGTGGAACTTTTGACTCAGCCTTTGGTCATGGAAGAGAGTGAGGTGTTAAAAGTGCAGGCTAGTGACGCTAACGAACTACATGTCATAGCCTCTATATTAGAGATACAGCCAAGAGAGGTAACAACGTAATGGAAGTAATAAAACCAAAAGAGATAATAGAGACCATATCTAACTTAAAAACAGGTGAGATATATAAGAATGATGAGGATTGGAAGGCAAAAGGAGTGCCAGAAGCAGATATACGAAGAGATATTAAAGTAATCATGCCAAGCCTTGATTTATTTGGTAAAACCAAGTAGATTGAAAGTTACAGGATTTTAAGCCTGCCTATAACAATTTAGCTAAATTATGACAATATCAAGAGGACAAATGAACAGACAATTACGTGAAGGCGGTGGTATCATGAGCCTTTCAAAAGAAGGTATTGGTGGCGGTGACTACAGAGGTATTGATATGGGTAGCCGAACAGGTTTTGGTATACTTAAAAAAATATCTAGAGGCGTTAAGAAAGTTGCTAAAGGTGTAAAGAGCATCGCTAAGTCTGATGTGGGTAAAGCTGCATTAGCAGCAGCTGCTGCATACTATGCTCCAGGTATTGGAATTAAAGCTCAGTTTGGTCCTGGTATAACAGGATTAAAAGCAGCAGGACTAGCAGCAAAAAATAAACTTACTGATTTTGTTTTAGGAGATGTAATAGCTGGTGATTTTCCTGGTAGTGAAGTTAGAGGACCAAATCTTTTACAAAGAGCTTTTGGCGCAGTGACTGGAACTGGTGGTGATAAAGGTAGTGGATTTTTAACTAAAGGTTTAGCTCTAGCAGGACTATCTACTTTTTTAACAAGTAAGTTTGGTATGTCTCCAGAACAAGCTGAAGAGACAATAGCTAACCCAGAATCTAGAGCACTATACCTAAGAAGATATTATGAAAATTTAAATCCTAACGCTCAACCAGAAGAAGTAGAAGAGTTTGTTGCTGCAAACGTAGCAGAGTATATGGCAGAAGGTGGTAGAATAGGCTTCTCTGAAGGTGAGTCTGGTATTATGAAAATGGCATCAGCTCTTTTAGGAGATGAGTCTGATGACATATCTATGCAGTTGTTTGGTAAACCTGTGAAAGATTTAAATCCAGATGAGTTTCAAGAATTAATGGACGAAATAGATAGATTAATGAATAAATTTAGATCTAAAGGTCCAGTGTTACCACCTGACCCAACACAACCTGTAAATCCTTTTGGACCAAAACCAGGAGACTTTGGAATTGATGAAGACATACCAATAAAAGCAGCTATGGGTGGTAGAATGAATTTTGATGAAGGCACAAAGGAAAAAGGATTACAAGGACTAAGTTCAATTATGGATGAAGAAATGGTTGTGATTATAGAAATGGGGCCAGATGGTGAACCTATTTTAAAACAAGTTCCAAAATCTCAAGTAATGCCGGACATGGCAGGATCTAAAAACATTAAAAGAATGGAAAAAGCTAAAGGCGATACTGCAAGCATGAACGCTATGCAAGCAGCGGGCATCGAGGGGCTACCTGTTAGACAAAATCCAAAAGGTGTTAAGGAGCTAGATCTTAGAAAAACTGGTGGATTTATACCACCTGTTGGTATAAAAGAAAAAGCAGACGACATCCCAGCTATGTTATCTAATAATGAGTTTGTATTTACAGCAGACGCTGTAAGAGGCGCTGGCGGTGGCAATGTAAATGTAGGCGCACAAAGGATGTATGACACTATGAAAAGATTAGAAGCAGGAGGAAAAGCATAATGGCAGAAGTAGTAAGAACAGCGCCGGCAGAGTTTATAGAAGCGGGTGCAAAAACATATTTAGACGATCTTACAAAAGCTATTGGTACGTTTAAAACCACAGATCTTTCTAAAATTATGGGTCCATCGTTTGTTGCTGGACCTGGTGCATTAACAACACAAGCAGAACAATTAGCAACCGGTCTTGGTGGTTTTCAACCTTTTTTAACAGAAGCAGGCGCAGCGCAAGCAGCAGCAAAAGGATTAGTAAGTCCAACAGCTTATCAAGCTTATACATCTCCTTTTCAACAAGATGTTATTGACACAACACTAGCAGAATTTGATAGACAAACACAAAGAGGTCTACCTGCCTTATCTGCAAGAGCGATCGCTGCAGGAGCGTTCGGTGGTGGACGAGAAGGTGTTGAGAGAGCAGAGTTTCAAGCAGCATCTGATAGAAATAGAGCAGCATTACAAGCCCAATTATTACAACAAGGTTTTGGTCAAGCACAGAATCTAGCTGCACAAGCCTTTAATCAACAACAAGCATTAGCAGGAGGTCAATTAAGTTTAGCACAACAAACACCTGCATTACTAGGTCAACAGATCTCAGCACTAACAGGTTTAGGCGCGCAGCAAGCAGCGAGAGCTCAACAACAATTAACAGCTGAACAACAATTGTTATCAAGACAAGCTTTACAACCATTAGAAGCAGCGCAACAATTTGGTTCTGGTGTTACACAATTAATTGCAGGATATCCTGGTAGAGAAAACATTTTACCACCAACACCTACACCATCACCATTAGCTACAGGTTTAGGAACTGCATCAACACTAGCTGGTATTTACAGATTAATTAACCCAACTCAACCAACTATAACCCTTAAATCATAATGAGTATAACTTTAAAAAGACCAATGTTTAGAAAAGGCGGAGAAGTCATGGAAGGTGTCATGACTGGTATTAAACCTAGAGAAATGTTTCAAGATAAAGGTATGTCAAGTGAAATGGCTGAACAATTAAAGAATGTTCAAGCAAGAGTTAATTTAATTGATGCTATCTCTGGAGCGGGAGCTAGCCCATTAGCAAACCCATTAACACAATTTTTATTACAAACAGGTCAAAATTTAATAGGTGGCACTGCAGCGGGTGGCACAAAATTACAAGAAATTGTAGGTGCAACTAGAGAACCATTAAGTAAAGCGATTACAGCGCAACAGAAAAAAGATTTAAGTAGAAGAAAAATAGCAGCAAGTTTGTTATCTAAATCTAATATAAACGAAGCAAGAAAAGCTTATAATGAATATGGTAAAGCTAAATATAAAACGTTTGAAGAGTTTTTACCTGTGTATGCAACAATGAAACTAGAAAGAAAACCTAGATCAGCAGCAGACCAAGCTCAAGCAGACAAAGATTCTTATGTAAAAAGTATATTAAGTAAAAAAGATTTTAGAGACAACCCTATTTACAATATATCTGAAGCAAATAAAATGTTTGAAGCAGAACAAAAAGTTAAAAAATCTAAAAATACAAAAATTGATGTATCAAACTTTCATATTCCTAAAAAAGCAGAACTTAAACCAACAGGGCAAAAAACAAAAGCAGGTAAATCTGTTGTTGAAGCACCATCAGGTATAAACTTTATAGATCAATATGTTTATTACGATGTACAAGGACCCGGCACTTATTATAGATTTGATGAAGCTAGAAATATATTAATTCCTTTAGGAGAATAGAAAGGAGACTAAATGTCTGACGAATTTAAAACTCCAGAAATCTTTGAAGAAGAAGAAATTATTGAAGAAGTCCCAAAAGAATTAGATGAAGGCACTTTAACAGAAGACGCAAAACCTATTCCAGATCCAGAGGAAGAGGGTACTCCTTTTTTTGGTAATGTTATTTCTCCAGACAGTAAGACAGGCACTGTTTTAGAAGAACAAATTAAAGGTATTAGTAAGATTATAGATAAAGTACAAGGCAAAGAAGTAGAAGAAGATGCCTCTCTTATAGAGTCTTTAACAGGTGCAGGTATTAGTGCTGCTATTAAAATACCAAAAGGACTTGTAACATTTGGAACATTACTTGCTGATATATTTAGAGATCAGGATATTTCTGTAGATGAAACACTTACAGCTAAATTAAATGAATCTTTTGAACAAACTACGTTAGGTAAAATAGAAAAAGCAGCAGAAGAAGTTGCAGCAGAGACAGCAGCAGGTAAGATTACAGAGGCCATTGGTCAATTATATGGGGCTGGAAAAATAGCACAAAAAACAATTATACCAGTCGTAGAAAAAACATCTCAAAAAGTTAGACAATTAGTAAGCGCTATTAAAGGCGGTAGATATGTTAAAACTACAAATAATGTAAACGCAGCTAGAGCAGTCAAAGAAGCTAACAAATTAAATAAAATAACAGGCACAGATAAATTTGTAGCCATAGCCGTAGGTGGAGGTGTTGGAACTGGATTTATTGTTTCTGATGTAGAGGATATAGGTACGTTTGGTGATTGGGACTTTTTAGATTTTTTACCTACAGGATTAGATAGAGAACAAAGAGAAAAAGGTGCTGATGATGCACGAAGACAATTGTTAAACAGATTAAAATTTGGCTCTGAACTTGGTTTTCCAGTTATACCTTTTGTTGTCGGTACAGGTAAGGTAGGTAAACTTATTGTGCAAAAAGGCAAGGATCTTGCTTACAGTGATAGTATGTTAGAAAGATGGGTGGATAGGTTTGTTGCTAAACCTTTTAGATCTAGAAGTAGTAAGACACAAGAATTATTTGATGGCATACAAAAATTAGAAGGAACAAAATCTGCTGTAAAAATATTAGCTAGAGATGCAGCTAGAAATATAGATGATAGAATAAGGGAAATATCTAGAGAAACAAAAGGCGCGGCTAGAGCGATTAAAGATCCTGATGTTATGTCAAAAACTATTGCAGATTTTATGTACTCTGTGGACGATGTGGTTAAAAACAACAAAATTGTTTTTCCTGGTTTTAGTAAAAAATTAAGAGATAACTTTACTCAATCACTAAATAAATTAGGTGTGTCATCTAAATCAGCTAATAAAATTATGACAGATACAAGGGTGTTTAGAGAAACAGCAACAGGATTAAAAAATTTAATTTCCTCAAGTAAAAATGTAAAGGTTGGCGTTCAAAAATTAAATAAAATATTAAATGAAAGAGTAAAAAATGTTTTGGGTGTTGATTATAGAATAATAGATGACAATAGAGGTTTGTTTAATGGATACCGTCCTGCTGCTGAAAATATAGAGGAAGTAGCAAAAATTTTACAAAAGTATGCAAGAAATAATGGTAAGACGCTAGATGATGAAACTGCTACTAAATTAGTAAACGACATAACTAAAAACGCTTTTAAAGATAAATCTACAAAATCATTAGTATTTGACATAGGAGAGCAGAGTGCTTTAGCAGATGGACCTGTGCAAAGAATAAATATAAGTAAGTATATTACCACAGGTAAATTTAAACCAGATGGTAGAGGTGGCTTAATACAGAAAGAGTCAGATCTTACAGCCTTTAAAAAATTATTTGGTGAGTATAAAAATGCACAAAAAGGTATTTATAGTGTGATGACAGATTTATCAGAAATCATAGCAAGAGATAAATTTTATAGTAATTTACTTAAAGACTCAGATAACATTGCTAAACGATTAAAAGCAGGAGCAGATGCTGGACAAATAGGAAGACCTATATTTTTTAAAAACTATAATGACGCTGTTGTTAACTTACCTAATCAATCAATCACAAGAGCACCTTTAAGTTTAAAAACTAATCTGCCAGAAACAATTTATAAAAGTCCATTGGATGGGTACTTTACAACACAACCTTATGCTGAGGCCATAAGAGTTGGTGATGCTGTTGTAGGTAGTTCTATTACTAGAAGCTTACCTTACAGAATACTCATGTTAATTCCAAAAGGATCTGCACAAGCGGCTAAAACAGTTTTAGGATTTTTTACACACGCAAGAAACTTTTTTTCTGCTGCTATTACAACTGTGCACAGAGGTAATATTTTAATACCTCCAGGTAAAATAGGTGAGTTTGCAAACAGAGCTAGAAAAGCCGTGCAACCACAACTCTTATATAGAATGACAGGTAATCCTAAATATAGAAATGCGCCTGAAGATCAAGCTATGTACAGATTTTTATTGGAAGAAGGTGTTACAAACCAGAACGTAGTGGCGAGAGACATAGAAGGTATTTTTGAAGATATTGCACAAATAAGAACAAGATATGGCACAGTAGATAGATACTTTAATAAAGTTTTAAATACAGGAACTCAGTCTTTTAGAAAATTATATAATGTGGCACAAGACTTGTACACAGCAGAAGATGATGTGTTTAGAGTGTATAATTTTTTAGCAGAAGCATATAAATTAGATAATGCCTTTGAAGTTGCAATTAAAAAAGGTATTAAAGATGCTTCTGGAAAAGTTGTAACAAGAGCTAATAAACCCTCTGATTTAGCCATCATGAAAGAAGCAGCGGAAATTGTAAGGCAGACTGTGCCAAACTACGCTTACGTATCTGATTTTGTAAAAAGTGTTAGACGTTCACCGTTGGGTAGTTTTGCAGCTTTCCCTGCAGAAATATATAGAACAGGCACAAATACTTTAATGAGAGGAATAAAAGAAGTTAAAGATCCTGTAAGAAAACAAATAGGATACAACAGTCTAGTAGGACAAGCATTTACGTACGCTGTATTACCCCCTGCAGCGGTAGAAATATTCAGGGGTTTATATGGAATAACAAGAGATCAATTAACTGCTATAAGAGAAATATTACCAACGTGGTCAGAGGATAATACTATTTTACCAATCTACGAAGACGGAAAATATAAATACATAGATTTTAGTCATGGTTTCTTTTACGACACGATGATTCAACCTGCTCAAACAACGCTAGCAACAATTCAAAAAAACCCAGATCAACCACTAGTTCCAATGTTGTTAGAGAGTATGACTAAAGCAATGGGTAATGTATTAGAACCTTTTATTCAAGAAGCCATCTGGACATCAACTGTATTTGATCTTTTTGTAAGAGGTGGAGTAACAAAAGATGGCAGAAGAGTGTTTAATGAAAGAGATGAATTAGGTGATAAAATATCTAAGTCATTTCAACATGCAGCTTATGAATTATCACCTTTCTCTTTTGCACAAGTAAGAAGATTAGCGGTTGCTTTAACAGGCACTACATTGAAAGGTGAAAAATATGAAATACCAGATGAATTGTTAGGATTTACAGGATTTAGAAAAGTTCCAATAAATTTAGAAAAAAACTTAAACTTTAAAATAGCAGAGTTTAAAAGAAATCAATTTAAAGAACGTAGTTTAATATATGAAGGCACAAGAACAGGAGACCCTGTTAAAGACAAGAACCAAATTATTAGACAATATATTAAAGCTAATAAACAAAGCTTAGAATCATATAGTAAATTACGTAGAATTTATGATGCCGTAAAATTATTAGGTATGAGAGATCCTAAAATCTTTGAAGAGTTTGATGATCAAAAATCTAAAAATTTATATGGATTTATAGAAGATAATTCTTTTAAACCTTTTTCTATAAGTAAAGATGTTATTAAGGGATTTATTAAATTATCAGAGGAGAAAAACATACCAAATCCACTAGATGATGAAGTTCTTGAAATATTAGACAGGATACAAGAGGATTTGTTTGATAATCAAAAATTAAATAAACCTTTTATAATTAATGAAGAAGATTATTTAATTAAAGATCCTACGGATACTAGTGTGGTGCCACCATTACCGGAGCAGCCTATGCCAAACGCTGCAATAGTACAGACTCCACCACCAGCAAATCAAACTGGGTTGACTATGACAGAACAAGCGTTATTATCAGAAGAGGAAAAAATGATGACACTTAAAAACAGAGGATTTGTATAATGACACAAAGATTTAATTTTAGCGTAACACAACCATCAATGTTTCAAACAAAGCCTGAAGTTAATGTGCCTGGCAATATAGATATGGCAAGCTCTGTGTTTGCTAACTATCCTTATTTAGATGAAAATACAGAAACTACAGGTATTAATAAAGTACTTACACCAGAACAACAATTACAATTATATCTTCAATCAGAAGGTGGAGACGTAGACATAGAAGATATTAATAGATTTGCGCCACAAGGAATTTTTTCTAAAGCTTTAGATTTTGCACAAAGACCGGATGTTAGAACAAGTTTAGGATTTTTATTAGGTGGTATTCCTGGTGCAGCTTTATCTTTCTTTGCACCTAAAATAGGTGAAGGTATAACTAGTTTAATTAACAGATTTAGACCAGCTCCTAACATACCTGTAAGAAATATTGGAGACACAGATATAAGTAGAAATGTTACAACAGGAACTGGTGAATCTGTCAGTGATAGTGACCTAACTTCAATAGGTGATACAGGATTTAGTGAATATTCTAGCCCTGGAAAAGCAGCAGAGTACGAGGGATCATTCTAATGCCTAACGGTAAACCACCAAAGACAACCGGCGAACATTTAGTATCTCTATACGGATATGTAACAGGCTTTAAAAAACAAATAGATCATCTACATCAAGACTTAAGTAAATTAGAAAGAAAAACGGACACTGTAATTTATTGGATTATTGGTGGTGCATTTACCACAATACTAACACTCGTTGGTTTGTTTAATTTATTTATTAATTAGATCCAAGCTTTCAACTCTTCACCCATTATTTCTGTAGCAATATTAACTTTGTTACGTAATGATTTTACAATCTTGTCATCAATAGTATCTTCAGCCATAATATCAATGTACGTCATGGGTTTTTCTTGACCGATACGATCTATTCGAGCCTCTGATTGTTGTCTCTTCTCAAGATCATAACCATTAGAGTAATATATCATTGTTGATGCACCTGTAAGTGTAATACCATAACCACCTGTTTGTGGTGTACCAATTATAAATCTAACGGGTGAATCTTTGTCTTGTATTTTCTTAATAGCTTTTTGTCTATCATCTGTAGTTGTATCACCATAGTAAGTTACCACCGTATTTTCGCCATATTTTTTTGATATAGCTTCTACAATTTTTTCTATGTCATGTCTGTAATGAGCCCATATTACAGCTTTGCCCTCTACTTCTTCTAGTATGTCCATTAATTCTGAAATACGATTGTTTTTAAGGTCCTGCACTGTGCCATCATTTGACTTAAAATGACCACAAGTTATTTGATGTAGTCTCATGAGCTGTGTAATTACAGTTGCAGATGTAACCATTTTACCATTTAGAAATGCAATAGCTTCTTGTTTCATTTGTTTATACACTTTCTTTTGTTCATCTGTAAGTTCTACTGTTCTTTTCATAAATGTTTTTTTAGGTAGATCTAGACAATCATCTTTTAATACACGATATGAAAAAGGTTTTAGTTTTTCTGACAGCTCTGCTAGATTTCTATATCCAACTACAATTTCAACTTGTCTACCAGATACATTTATTTTTCTACACACTGCATATCTAGTTTTAAATACATAATATGATGATTGATCTAATAGATAAGGATCTAGAAAATAACATTGTGTAAATAAATCTAGAGGTGATTTTGTAACTGGGGATCCTGTAAGTATTCTTCTATATTTGGTAAATTGTTTTAAATAAATTATATTTCTAGTTCTTTTTGCTGCCGGGTTTTTTATAGTTGTAGACTCGTCTATGCCCATCAACGTATTATGACTAGATAAAAACTTCTCTGCAAACTGCATACCTTTTTTAGTAGAGAATGCCTCCACATTCATGATCAATATGTGAAGTTCTGCACCTGTGGCAAACAAAGGTTTTAAGTCTGGTGCATCAGGTTTAGTTCTCCATAAACCCACTTTTTTCTGTATGTAATCAGGCATGTGGTTAGGTATCTCAGAGTCAAACCAGTTCTTATACACACCTTTTGGTGCAACAATCAAAGCTCCATTTATTTTGCCAGCATTGTAAAGCATGGCAATGTTATCAATTAATACTTTAGATTTACCGGTACCCATCTCCATAAAATACGCAAAGACCTCTTTATCCCAAGACATCTCAAGCGCTTTCTTTTGATGAGCAAAAGGCTTGCTTTTATATTTATAGTGCATATTATAATTTTACTTTCTATTGCAAGCGTATATATTATGTGATAAAAAATGTCAAGAAAGTATTTATGGTGGATTACGAGAAAATAAAAAATACAGACAAACAACCTATAGTATATTTAATACAAGATGTGCCAGGAACTAAAGCGGGTGCACCTAAAATTAACATCATAGGAGCGACACAATTTGGACAATTAAAAGTCTTATTGCCAGAAAACTCACAAATTATATTAAGTCCTAATTATGTAATCACTACACTTAGACAAAAATTAAAAGAATACACTACTAAAGATTATTTACTACTTACAGGTGATCCTGCCATAATTGGTGTTGCTTGTTCAATAGTATCAGATATTACAAACGGAAAATACAATTTATTAAAATGGGATAAACAAGAAAGAAGATATTATCCCGTTGAAATAAATTTATATTTTAAGGGTTGACATATATATTATAAACCTATATATAAAAAACCGAGAAAGTTATGACAATTGATTTTGAAAAAGATAGAATGCAATCTGTTGAGCAGATAGATTCCGCTAAACGATTATCGGATAAATGTATAGAACTTAAAAATTTAGAAGATGAGATTGCTAACGCAGAAGAAAGCGTTAAAAAATTAAAAGAAAAAGCAAAACAAATTTCTACTGTAGAGATTCCAGCTATGATGGATGATATGCAGATAACAAAATTAAAGCTGAAAGATGGTGAGTCCGTAGAGATTAAAAAAATATACGGCGCATATATACCTCCAGAACAACAGGAGGCAGCTTTTACATGGCTTCGTAACAATAACTTAGGTGATATTATCAAAAATGATATTACTGTTACCTTTGGTAAGGGCGAAGATAACAAGGCGGCAGAATATGCTGTCCTTGCAAAAGGTCAGGGGTATGAACCAGTCCAAAAGATTGGTGTTCATCCCCAGACTTTAAGAGCAATGGTCAGAGAGCGTTTAGAGGCAAATCAAGATGTTCCATCTGATCTATTTAAACCGTTTGAGGGTAACCAAACGAAAATAACAAGGAGAAACTAGAAATGAGTAGCGAGAAACAAGTAACTACTAAAAAGACAAACCTACCATCTGCAGGTTTATTTGAGGCAGATGCACAAGCTGGTTTTGAGAATGTGAAGACAGAAAGTCTGGCTCCACCTATCTTAAAACTTTTACAGAACGGATCAGCAGAAGCACAGAAACGTAATCAAAATTACGTAGAAGGCGCAGAACCTGGTATGTTCTTAAATACTGTTACGAAAGAGCTATATGATGCTGACAAGGGGATCGAAGTAATCCCATGTTACTACAGATTAGAATACCAAGAATGGGCAGATTATGGAACTGGTTCAGGTAGACCGGAAAACATATATCCAGACTCGTCTGATATTCTAGATAAAACTACCAAAGGACCTGATGGCAAGGACAGATTACAAAATGGTAATTACATTTTGACTGTTGGCCAACACTTTGTAATTATTAAAGGTGATAAAGGTTCAAGCACTGCGATGATATCAATGAGCTCATCACAAGGTAAAGTTAGCAGGAAATGGAACTCCATGATGAAGTCTATTAGTTTAGACGGTAAAAATGGTCCATATACCCCACCATCGTTTAGCCACATCTACAGATTATCTTCTGTGTTAAACACAGGAAAAGGTAATCAATGGTACGGCTACAACGTTGAAAAAGTTGGAATGTTAGAAGATGCTACGATGTACGAACGAGCAAAGAAGTTCTACTCTAGCATGGCTAATAAAAGCTAATAAAGTTTTGGGGGCGGTTCGTTGCTTCGTCCCGCCTCCGAAAGCATAGTGGTGATGACAGACGTAGAAAAATTTATAAATATATTTGAAGGCTCTTACAGTGCCTACGGTCAAACTAGAAAAACAAATGAGTTTGATGAGAGAGGTAAACACAAGACAAGATCTTTTATAATTAAAAAAAGACCTAGCAAACAAATGTTTATGGATCATTTGATGGGTAAAGATCCTGCTCTTGGTATTATTCCTATTAACGAAGAAAATAAATGTAAGTGGTCTTGTATAGATATTGATGTATACAATGGCTTTGACCATAAAGAATTAATTAGAAAGATAAGAGAATATAAGTTTCCATTATTAGTGTGTAGATCTAAATCTGGAGGTGCGCATGTATTTTTATTTACAGATAACTTTGTTCCTGCAGCATTGATTAGAAGTAAACTAAAAGATATGGCAGCCAAACTTGGTTATGCTAACGCAGAAATTTTTCCTAAACAAAATAAAGTAGATATGAACAAGGGTGGTACAGGTAGTTTTTTAAACCTACCTTATCACAATGCGTTGTTGTCTTTAAGATACGGGGTTAAAGATGATGGGTCAGCTATGGACTTAATTTATTTTTTTGAAGCGCATAGTAAAGTAAAACTAACAGAAGATCAACTCTCTAAATTGTCTATTCAAGAAGAAAAAACAGTTGACAACCTACTCACTGGTGCGCCACCATGTTTGGTTACAATCGCAAAACAAGGAATACCCAACGGGCAAAGAAACAATGCCATGTATAACTTTGGTGTTTATACAAAAAAAAGGTTTCCTGACAAATGGCAAATAGAAATATTTAAATACAACGACGCGTATTGCCAACCACCATTAGATAAAAAAGAAATAGATACACTTATTAAATCAATAGATGGCAAGGAATATAATTACAAATGTAAAGATGAACCTATTGCATCTTTTTGCAATTCTAAAAAATGTGTGATGCAAGAGTTTGGTGTGGGTGATGGTTTGCCAGAGACAGAGATAAAAGAAATACAGAAGTACGATTCTGATCCACCATTATATTATGTAACAATAGGTGATGAACAGGTAGAAGTAGAATCACAAGACTTGCATGAACCAGATAGATTCTCACTCAAATGTTTAGAACAAATCAAC